TTCATGTGGAGAGGTGGTGTACAAGATAGCGAGGTGGTATGGTCACCAGACAAGAACGGAAAGTGGTTTGTCTCGTGGCTACCGCCCGCTGAATTACGAAACCAAAAGACTTCCAAGTATGGGAAGTGGCATCCTGGAAACGCACTCCTAGGTGTAGGTGGAGTGGATAGCTACGACATTGATAAGACAGTAGATGGGCGAGGCTCTAAGGGGGCGTGTCATTTCTACAATAAGTTTAGCGTGGAGTACCCATCTAACATCTTTGTAGCGGAGTATGCCGAGCGCCCACCCCTAGCAAGAATCTTCTACGAGGACATCTTGATGGCTTCCATCTTCTATGGATACCCCTTGCTCATAGAGAATAACAAGTACGGAATTGTGCGATACTTTGAGGCACGAGGATACGATGAATACGTGATGGATAGACCCGAACACCTTACACCCCCAGGGTCATCACACAATGTTAAGACCAAGGGTATCCCCTCTAACAGTAAAGATGTCATCCAAGCTCACGCCCAAGCAATTGAGGCGTATGTACACGAAAAAGTGGGTCTCAACAATGAAACAGGTGATTATGGACGCATGTATTTCAATCGTACTTTAGAAGATTGGATTGGATTTAATATAGACGACCGTACTAAATTTGATATGACGATATCTTCGGGATTGGCGTTGCTAGCTTCTCAAAGGGTTGTCAAGGAAGTTAAGAAGAGTGACCTCAGCGATAAGGTCTTTTTTAGACGTTATAAGGCTAGAGAGTTATAAATAATTAGCTACCAGGTATTTAGTATATTTGCATAATTGTGGGTTTACCAATATACTAGATATGTCAAGTACAAAAAACTACGGAACATTCCCCGATCCGTTAGCGCCCTTCGTAGATAAGGCGTCTAAATCATACGGATTAAAGTACGCTCGTGCTATCATGAGCCAGTGGGGTTCTTCCAATGAGACCAGTTCCCTCTATAGCCGTAGGTTGAAAGAATTCAATACCAACAGAGACTATGCCAACGGAACGCAGGATACCTCAAAATATAAACAAGTATTAAACTCCCTAGACCCCAACAATGGGGATGGGACACTCTTAAACATTGATTGGTCTCCAGTACCGATTATCCCTAAGTTTGTAAAGATTGTCGTTAACAAGATTCTCTCTCGTGAACCTTACCCTAACCTTGAGGCGGTAGACCCACTATCTCTGACCGAAAAGGAACGTAAGAAAGCGGAAGTGCAAGCAGGTGTTGAGAATCGTGAGTTCTTCAATAAAATGAAGGAAGCGGGTCTTAACCCAGGAATTGACGTAGACAAGTTGCCCGACAGCCCTGAGGAAGCGGAAATCTTCCTAGACACCAACATCAAGGTAGCCTCAGAAATCGCTGCACAAATTGCTACGAACCTCACCCTACAGTGGAATGACTTCCCTGAAAGAATCTATCGTAGAGCGGTAGAGGACTTGGTGAGCATCGGTATGGCGGTAGTTAAGCGTGATAATGACCCTAACTACGGCATCACTACCAAGTACGTTGATCCTGAATACTTCATCCACTCGGAGACTGAAGATGCTACGATGTCCGACCTCAAGTATGCAGGACACATCCAACGCATGACCATTGAGGAACTCAAGCGTATATCTCGTGGTCAGTTTGAGGAAGAGCAGTACGAGGAGATGGCACGACAAGTAAGTAATCGCTACCAAAATAACCCTAGTAAGTTTGGTAACAGCTACTACGACAAGACCCTACAAAAGACAGTATTCGGATACGATGAATACGTAGTTGAGGTTCTAGACTTTGAGTTCATGTCTGTTGACTGCCTATACTTTGAAGAGAAGCAGTCACGCTTTGGTAACGTAGGTTTCTACTACAAAGGACAAGACGAGCCTAACATGCCTAGCGGTAGTGTATTTGAGCGTAAGCCCCACAAGATGGAGCATGCCACAGTATATGGTGGTAAGTTTGTTATTGGTACTAAGTTCCTATTTGACTATGGGTTGAAGAAGAACCTACCACGTAACATCCACGACATCACTCGCACGAAAATGTCATACAGCGTTATTGCTACGAACATCCGTAGAATGATGCCTAAGTCTATGGTGTCAAGCATCAAGCAGTATGCGGATATGATGCAGTTAGCACACCTCAAGCTACAGCAGTCTATTGCTAAGGCAAAACCCGATGGTCTCATTATAGACATTGAAGGTTTGGAAAATGTACAACTTGGACGTGGTGGTGAACTACAACCACTAGAACTTCAAGATATCTACGAACAAACGGGTGTATTCTATTACCGCTCTAAAAACCCTGAAGGTGGATTCCAAAACCCACCAGTAAGAGAGATTGGTAATGCTATCCGTAACATCCAAGAACTCATTGCTCTCTACAATCAATACCTCAACATGATTCGTGATACGACAGGATTGAATGAGGTAGTAGACGGCTCAACACCTAAAGGTGAAGCGCTCGTAGGCGTTAGACAACAAGCAATATCAGCTTCTAATAACGCCATCTACGACATCACCTATGCATCACAAGTTCTCTACAAACGTGTTTGTGAGGATATTGTCAAGTGTCTTCAGGTGCTATCGCCAAACTCAGTACTCTACAATGTATATGAGAAAGCGGTGGGTGAGACCAATATGAGTATATTGTCTTCATTCAAGGACTTACCTATGTACAACTTCGGTGTACGTGTGGTAACAAACATGAACGATGAGGATAGAATGTACTTGGAGCAAAACATTCAGCAGTCCATCGCTCAAGGAGAGTTGGACATTGAGGATGCTATGGCTATCCGTAGATTGAAAGATGTAGATCAAGCGGAGCGTTTGTTAGTGGTACGTAGAAAGAAACGTATCAAGCAACGTCAAGAGATAGCACAGCAAAACTCTCAAATGCAGGCTCAAGCGAATCAGCAAACGGCACAAGTAACGGCACAACTAGAAGCACAAAAGATGCAACTAGAAGCGCAGCTTGAAGCTCAAAAAGCACAGATTGAAGCTCAAGTAAAAACTCAACTGCTAGAGGTGGAGTATGGATATAAGATGGAGTTGGAGAAGATTAAGTCTCAAACTCGTGATACTAACCTTGAGCGTCAGTATGGATTCCAACAACAAGCGGAAGACAAACGTGAAAAAGCTAAAGATGACCGCATCAAAAAGCAAGCAGTAGAGCAGTCTAAACTAGTCTCTCAACGTCAAGGTAAGCGTGGCGAGCTGACGGAGGAGCAGAGCGAGGACTTGATGTCTCAACTATTTGGTAATCAATGATTTAGTACCTTTGCAACATGGCAACACAAATAAACCTAGATAATTCAACAAGAGTTGACATAACCTGTCGCAAGGGTGATACATTTAGGCTTGAGTTTACATTTACGGATGAAAACAATCAAGCTATAGATATATCATCATATACATGGAAAATGGATGTAAAGGAAACAGATACATCATCTTCTGATATTATATCTGATGCAGATTTTAACTATACGGGAACATCACTAGGTGTATTAACAATTACAGCGACCTCTTCAGTAATGTCTGGAATTGAAGGAGGTATTTATGTTTATGATCTACAGTCTACAAATTCAGGTACTGTAAGCACTTGGGTGTACGGAATATTCAAGGTTAACGAAGATATAAGTGAGTAACAATATTCAAATAAAAAGTGGTGACTCTATAAATGTAAGCACGTCTACCACTGCACCGATATCTGTTAAACCAGTATCTAAATCAACAAGCATTAGTGTTGCTGGATTTAGTGCTGTAGTACCAGATAAAAACTATGTGCATGAGCAATCAAGCGCAAGTGCTACATGGACAATTACTCACAACTTATACAAAAGACCATCTGTGTCTGTAGTTGATTCCGCAGGTACTCAAATTATATGCGAGGTTCACTATGACTCTGATAATCAGGTAACTCTGACTTTTGATGACTCAACTGCGGGACAAGCGTATTTGAATTAGTATTAAATTTGTAACAAACAAAAATATAGATCATGGCATTAAAAATAGTATCGGGGTTATCCGCAACCAGTATATCCCTAACGTCATATCTGGACCTTGCGAAGAACGAGCTTCGTAATGCACAGATCCAAAATTTATCAACCACGCAAATCAATGCAATTGCTAGTCCTGTACAAGGACAGTTTGTATATGATAGCACGTTAGACAAGTTAAAGGTATACGATGGTTCGGCATGGACACTAGTAGGTGCTGCTGCTGATGAAACCACTATCACACTTTCAAGCAACACGCTTACCATCAAGGATGGTGGTGTTAGTGCAGCTAAACTTGCAACAAGTGCAGTTACTTCAGCAAAGATTGCTACTGGAGCTGTAACCAATGCAAAGCTTGGTGCTGATGCCGTTACTGGTGCTAAAATCGCAAACGATGCCATTAATAGCGAACACTATGTAGACGGCTCTATTGATACCGCACACATTGGTGACGCACAGGTAACTGGTGCTAAAATTGCTGCACTTACAGTTGCTACGGGTAATATTGCAAACACTGCGGTTACCTCTGGTAAGTTAGCTGACGGTGCTGTAGGTACAGCTAAACTTGCTAACGATGCGGTAACAAGTGCTAAAATTGCAGACGGTCAAGTTGATACAGAACACCTTGCTACTGATGCGGTAACTGCTGCAAAGATTGCAGACAACTCTGTTGACATCGCACGATTGAACGTTACAGACGGAGCTAACGGTCAGTTCTTGAGAACCAATGGTTCTGGTACTCTTTCTTTTGCAACGCCAACAGATTCAGATGTAGCATTAGATACTTTAGCTGTTAGATTAAGTGAGTTGGATACCACTCATGTTAGCGGTAGTGTAGTTACTATTGGTTCTTCATCAAATACACCAGATATTCAAGTAACTGGTGATTTGATTGTTGATGGTGACCTTACTGTTGGTGGTACAACCACAACGATTAATTCAACTACTGTAACTGTAGATGATCCAATCTTTACTCTTGGTGGAGATACTGCTCCAACATCTGATGACAACAAAGACCGTGGTATTGAATTCCGTTACCATAACGGAACAAGTGCTAAATTAGGTTTCTTCGGTTACGATGACAGCGCACGCAAGTTCGTTTTCATTGCCGATGCTACAAACACATCAGAAGTATTTAGTGGAAGTTATGGTGATGTTGAATTTGGAGGTTTAACTGCTGGAACGATAAACGCTACTGCTAACCTACAAATTGGTGGTGTAAACATCTCAGCAACACCTGCGGAGCTTAACATCCTTGATGGTGCTACTGTAACAACTTCGGAACTTAATATCCTTGACGGAGTTACAGCTACTGCTGCTGAAATCAATAAACTTGATGGATTCACTGGTGCTGTTGCTGACCTCAACTACGCTAAAGATCTCCGTGCTACGGGAGTGACTGCTACAGAGTTTGATAAACTAGACGGTCTTACTTCTACTACCGCAGAACTTAACAAGCTAGATGGCTTCACTGGGGTTGCAGCGGATTTGAATTACGCTAAAGACCTTCGTGCCACTGGCGTAACAACAACTGAATTTGACAAGCTTGATGGCTTAACTGCTAGCACTGCGGAGTTGAACAAGTTGGATGGTGTAACAATGACCACTGCACAAATCAACACGATTACTTCTCGTGCTGGTCGCTATGTACACACAGAGGCTTCACACGGTGGTGGAGAGCTTCAAATTCCAAACTCTACACACGGATTGGCTTTCCCATTCCATGTAACAATTTTAGATGGAAGTGGAAATATGTTGTTAGCTGAAGTATTACAAACAGAAAGCACAGACTTGATTACAATTCAAGATCTTCCAAGTGGAGCATTGACTGTTCATATTACCGGGGGGTTATAATAAATCCCAAGTATAAATAATCTAGGGGGGGTGTAGTGTAAACTGCACCCCTCTTTTTTTTATCTTTGTGAGACACAAAATACCATCACATGATATTAAATGTAGTTTACAATAAATCAACTGGTGAAATCACGCTTACCAATGATGAGGATGTACCTTGTGTTGTTAATGAAAACGAGATTACAGATAACGATTTAGAATTAAGCTTTGAGGTTGCTATTGATCTTTCGCAATACCAGGAGTTTTTTAACGATGAAATTTTAGAGGATGGCGACAATAACGAGTAATCAAACTGGAGACTGGGCAAGTACATCAACATGGGTAGGTGGTTCAGTTCCAGCTGCCGATGATTTAGTTGTCATTGCTCACGGTCATAAGGTAACATTAAGCACAAACATACAGTCTACTAGAACTGGAGACGTTGAGATAAACGGTAATCTACACTTTGCTAATGGCGGTAAGATGCATTTGCATGGTAGAATGACTGTGTACAACAGAAGCAATGCTAATAGCAGTGCTGGAGAGTTTGTAGAAGCATCAACCTCTTCGGGTTCTTTACTTTCTATGGCTGGAGGTTCAGAAATTAAAATATCTGGAAACAATTCCGACCAACATGGTATACAAATTCACTCAAGAGCGTGGTGCGGTGTTGAAATGCTTGGTAGCGAGCCTACGCATTACACAAATTTAAGTTTGTTTCATGATGGAGAATCTCCTTATCTATCCGTAACAAGTGCTTCAAATTTTGTTACTGGAGACATGATTAGCTTGTATGAAAGAGAAGTTGATTGGAGAGTAGATCCCGATGAATGTATGTATGTTCACTATGCCGATACAACAAACAATAGAATATACTTTAGACATTTTGTTGGTCCAGAAGATACAATTGCATCAAGTTCTGGTTCAACCATTACAGTAGGTAACGCAAAAAAATTTAGAGTTGGTTATACAGTTGTTTTTGGAAACTCTAATTCTAATATTAATTCAAAGGTAATTACTGCTATAGATGGTAACACAATAACTTTTGGGAGTTCTGTTACTGGTAGCGTTAGCGGTCAAAAAATATATGTATCTGGTACAGAGAAAGTACATCCTAGTGGTAGAATTGTAAGAAGACTTGCTACAACTGTTCGTTCTGCAATAACATCTATAGACTCTACTAATCAATTAACTGTTGGTAATGCTTCTGACTTAAACGTTGGTGATGAAATTATGGTAGAAGCCATGACTAATGATGGCACTTATAACTATGTAAGTGGTAGCGAAAGCAACGTTTGGAGACACAATATATTATATACAATATCTTCTATTAGTGGTAATGTTCTTACCCTAGATAGAAACTTACAATACAAATCAGATGTAGGTTCACTTGTTGTTAAAATAAGTAGAGATATAGTTGTTAAGGCTTGTAAAACAGATGGGTCAGAAGTCCCTAATGGAGATCAAGATTCTGCACGTGTGTTTTTCAATGTAAGATATTGGACGAACAATGGTTGGGATGATGCCTCTACAAGACGTGTTAAAATAAAATATGTTGGATTTAAAAATCTTGGATTAAACACAAATGATAGTACAAACTTTAGGGCTGGTTTTACAATTGGAGGATATAACGGAAGATATAGCAGCACACTAAACGGATCTGGAGCAGATCAAACTACAATACATACTAGCAATGGATACTCCCAAACTGGTGAAAATTACGTAGATGGTTGTGTTGTAACAGCTTATTCTTTGTGTTCTAATGAAACGAGGGATGGAGATTCTTACCCATCGTTATGTGTTCGTCACCCTTATGGTCATGTCAGCAGAAACAATGTAGTTTGTGGCACTGGTAACGGTTCATGGAGATGGTCTTCGGGATACTTTACAAAAGAATCTGGCATTATATCAATGGTTAGTAATGCTTATAACTTTTATAACGAGGCGATGTATGCTGACTATAGCTCTGTAGAGTATATTATTTGTCGTATGGCGGAAGATTATGGCTTTAGGGTAAATAATATTAGGGATGGATATGCCAAACACGTTACAAATATTGATTCTCAAACCCATCAAGGTAGAGCAATTCAAGTTGGGTATTTAGCAGTAGACGGTCCTTTATATGAAAAGTGGTATGCTGACAAATACCGATATCTAGGTTTTGATAGTTCTGCTGCAAGTCATACTATTATTAACAGTCAATTCATGCCTAACCAATGGGATCAAACAGTAAGATACTATGATCCAAGTGCTACTGGAAAAATTTATACTGATCGTATATATCATTGGCATAGCGGATATGAAGATGCTTTTAGATCTCCTGGCGGTACTGGTATCTTTACCTGGGCAGAGCATGGCTTTTTAGTAGATGAAGTTGTAGAAAGCAGATATAGACTTACGAGAGTTAAAAAATCTGGTGAGTCTGATTGGGATGTTTTAGTAGGATACGATAACTCTAAAAACCTTTTAGAAAAAGTATTTGTACCAGCTGGAACAACAGTACGTCTTCAGTCTAAAATATACGTAAATCCAAAGCAATACAACAGAACTACAAATGCTAGTGTGGGATCTACTGGATATCCAGTGTTTTTAGCAAAACCTCATTTAGGTGTTGAGATTTGGAAATCTGGCAGATATTCTGATGGTGTTGTAGATTTTGCTCAAGGAGAATCTTTTAGTGATACTAATTTTAATAGCGATCAGTTTTTAGATAGCACAGAAGGTAATTTAGCCACTGGGTGGATAGAACACAGCAGACACACTAGTGCTGCTTTAGGCGATTGGGAAACTGTACAACTTGTTGTTCAACCTCAATCTAAAGGCTATGTACTAACATATGGTTATTGGATTGGCAATAATTCTATGAAAGAAGAAGGATTTAAAATGAAAGATTTTGAAGTTGCTTTTGAAACTGCTTCCCCAGTTGGAGATGTTATGATTAGAGGTAATGCAACAAAAAGAAGTGTTAAATCATCATTTAATGCTGGTAAAAAACGAATCGGAGGAACAAGATTATAAGATATGGCAATAAAGTTAGTCAGTGCATTAAGCACACCGCAATTCATTCAGTTTCAGAACTCTTCTGGTCAGAATACTGGTAAGATAGAAACAAGTGGTAATGACCTTATCATTACTAATGCTGTTGGTGATGTACTCTTCGGAGACGGAGCTTCAGACATTTACATTGGTGACGGTGTAAATAGCGTAGACATATTATTTGAGCAAAGCGGTGCTATCCGTTCAGAGTCTGGGTCAAATGCAACCATTACACTTGGATCAAGTGGTACAACACTAAACGTGTACAACCCACAGATTGCTAATGGAGCTTCTTTAACTTCTACACTATCTATTGGTGCTGGAGGTGTTATTGACTTCTTGCCAGACACTGGTGCAATCATCAACTTGGATGGACAGACCATCCTAAAGAGAAACACATTCAACGGTGGTATTACTCTAGGTCATGACGATGCTGTTATTATTGCTGGTGGTGACACCTACAACACTCTTGAAAGCAATATTAGCCTTGGAGATGAAACTGTATTCCTAGGTGCTGAAGGTGGTGTTACAATCTATGCGTTCCCTAATAACGATACAGCTTGGTCAAACCGTAAGGAGTTTATCTTTTCTAACGATACAAACTTCTACCTAGACGGACGAGTATACCCAAGCAACCAGGCTACAAACTATGTAGACTCAACAAGCATTTCAAATTGGAATCAAGCGTACAGTTGGGGAGATCATAGTGATGGTGGATATTTAACTTCGGTAAATAATAGCAATTGGTCTGGAACTGATCTGTCTATAGCCAATGGTGGTACTGGTGCATCTACTGCTTCAGCTGCAAGAACGAACTTGGGATTAGGTACAGCTGCCACATCTGCATCAACAGACTTTGTAGCGGTCACGGGTGATACAATGACTGGTACTTTGAGGCTTCCGTGGAAGTGGAATAGTACAGACTTGACAGCTAACTCTTTCTATGTTAAAAGAGACGATACGGAAGATGGTTTTGCTTTTGGTATTGGTACTGGTGTTTCTACTTGGTTTAGTTGGGACGCTGGAGTAGGTACAAAAAGAGCAATAGATGTTTGGAATGATGCCTCTAAAATACTTTTAGGAAGTGGAGGTCATGATGTAGAAATTCAAAATGACCTTTATGTTCCAGCCCATATTTTTCATACTGGCGACACTGATACTTATATGCAGTTCCACGCTGCTGACCAGTGGAGAGTAGTTACTGGCGGTGTAGAAAGACTTGAGGTAAACAGTACACAAGTATCAATATCTAACAATCTTGTTGTCACTGGAACAGTTTCTGGTTCTAATCTTAACGTATCAAACTGGAACACAGCATATGGTTGGGGCAATCATGCTTCTGCTGGTTATCTAACTACTTCAAGTGCAGCTTCAACATACGCTCCATTAGCTTCTCCAGCTTTAACTGGTACACCAACAGCACCTACTGCTGGATCTTCTACAAACACCACACAGATCGCTACAACGGCTTTCGTGCAGACTGCGGTATCAAACCTTGTTGACTCTGCTCCAGGTGCGTTAAACACGCTTAATGAGCTTGCAGCTGCGTTAGGAGACGATGCTAACTTCTCCACTACTATTACGAATAGTATTGCTACAAAGCTTCCAAAGGCTGGCGGTACTTTGACTGGACCTATAACTGGAACAAAAGCTACATTTATTTCTGATTTTACCGCTGGTACAAACGCATTAAATATTCTTGGTGCTACTAACGGTCTTGGTGCTGGAATTACATTCTCTGATAATGGTACTCCAGCAGCTTCAAATTCTGGTCAGAATGGATACATTGCTTATTATCATGGTGATGGTCTTAGTTATGGTTCTGGAAACGTATTTGTTTTATCTAGTAGTGAAACAAGTATGACTATACTTGCCGATGGTAAGTTGATGTACAAAGAAGGTATATACTCTAAACCAGCAAGCGGTACTGGGGCTGGTACAAGAAAGGATGTTAACTGGGATACAGCCTACGGGTGGGGTAACCATGCTACTCAAGGATATCTTACTTCAGTAAATAATGGTAGTTGGTCTGGAACAGATCTTTCAATTGCTAATGGTGGTACTGGAGCTTCTACAGCAAGTGGTGCTAGAACAAACTTGGGACTAGGAACTGCTGCAACTTCTAACACTGGAGACTTTGCCGCAGCTTCTCACAATCACTCTGCGGCTAACATCACAAGCGGTACTTTAAGTACAGCAAGACTTGATACTAACGTAGCAAGAACTGATAATACGCAGACGTTTACTGGTGATAAAACATTTACTGGTGACGCAGAGTTTGAGGGCGATTTATTAAGAACAAATCAAAGAATAAACAGTAGCCAAGAATACCCAATTGGTCATTATACGCCTGGAGAAACTGTGTTTGAAATTGACCCTACTTGGAGCAATAGAGAGTTACGACAGTATTTTGGCAATGCTAATGTTTCCTGGGATGGAGTTGCAAACGCTCCAGGTGGTTATGCGGTATACATTAATGGTTCAGTAAGTGTGGGTGGAGCTTATAACTCTGGATTCCCATACATTCCTATTGACCAAGACGGTATTTACTACATGGAAGTGTGGATTAAAAATGCTGGTGCTGGTCAAGGTCATTACATGGGGTCTGCTGACTACGAGGCGGATTTTACAGCTCCAGCAAGTGGTGGTGGTAATCCAGGTTCATATGGTTACTGGGTAATGTCTAATTACACTGGTGCTGCTCAATGGACAAAAGTTAGTGGTTACATTACTGGTCACCACAATAGCAACACTGGTGCATTTGAAACAGATGCAACGTATTGGACACCGCTAGCCTTGTTTAACTACTCTGCTGGAACTGGTACTCGTGCTTGTTGGATTTCTGGATGGAAAGTAATTC